AAAGATTGTTTTCGGATTCCGGCATTTATTCTCCCAGTTTCAATTTCCCAAACAGTTTAGGATTAAGCAGGGCCGGGGATTCAAAAAGCAATCCTCGGCTCACTAGACTGGCACTTCTGGCCATAGCCCTCTTGCGGCGGATAATTTCTTCCAGTTTACCGCCGGTGGTTTCTGCCGGTATCATGGTCGGGGGTGGCACTCTGGGTTTGGAACCGCCGCCGAAACTCATATCCTTCTCCTTCCGGCTTCCAATAAATCAGCATGTCCTGGCCCGTACCTGGTCAAACTGTAGGTCAGGGGGTTGTAATTATCAGCCGGCGAATAATCCTCTACGGCCCGCAAGGGGGCTGGATAGCCGATGCGGACATTGTTGACCAGCAGTTCATAGCGGTAGGTCATGGCTAGGACTCTGAAAGCGGAACTGACATGTTCCGTCCAATCTCGGATGGGATGTTCAAAATATATGGGCCTATCGGTGGTGGAGAGGTTGTTGTTTATCTGCCGTCTGAAACTGCGCATAGCTTCGATGCCTTCTTCGCACTTGGGCTGATGGAATTGGCAGAGGTAGAGCAAATCTCTGACGGCGGCGATGGAATCTTTCAAGTCGTACTTTTCATTGACTTGAAAATCTATGCCTAATTCATGTGCGGTATCAATTAGGTATTTGCCGGTTTGTATGTTTTTGGCATTAGGGCCTTTGACATCCCAAGGTGCGAAATGATGGGCATAGACATAAGGTTGGCGTTGCAACATAGCGGCATGTTCGGGTAAACCCAGTCCTTTGGAATCATAATAGAAGTCGATAATGCGGATATGGTCTCGGACAAACTGAACGAACCAGATGACGGTATGGACATGGCCTATATCCCAGAAGGTATAGACTTTGGCTGTAGGTTCGTAGGGATAGAAACCTATCTGGCCATTGAGCATGATGGCGTTCATTTCCTTGCCGAAGTAGGTGCTTTCGCCGTAGTCAGGCAGTTCGCCCATGATGCGAACGCGATATTCATTGGAATTTTCACCATATTTTTCACGGAGGTCTTGTTCATATTGGCGACCAGCGACGCCGGGTATGAGTTCCTGGCCGGTAATAAAGTTAGGGGTATCTTTGACGGCGATGGCTATTTGGTTCCACCCGCTTTCCGGCTGGAAGCACTCGGCGAAGTTTCCTTGCGGACTGGTGGGGTTGCCTATAACCAGCCAACGGGTAAAACCAGAAGTCAAGAGGTGCTGTGCGGCCTTCCAGAGTTGGGGCATGATCCCGGCAGCCTCGTCAAAAATAACCATTACGGAATCATTGTGATAGCCTTGAAAGGCGGTGGCTTCGAGCGTAACCGTATCAGGTTTGGCGGCGAAGCCCAGGGCGTACCATTTCTTGCCTATTTCGTCCTGAAGGTCTAATTTACACCGGCTGATTCGTCCGCCCAGTGGTATTTTAGCGTTGGAATGTGCTTGACGAATTTCACGCCAGAGAATTTCGATTACTTGACGAAATGTGGGACTGGTAGTTATTACCGTGGCTGGATTATGGCAATAAAGAAACCATAAAGCCAACCTGGCAGCACAAAAAGTTTTTGACACGCTATGCCCCGCACGGACGGCGGTGCGTGGATTGTCTCTAACGCTTTCGGCGATCTCCGCCATTTTGCTCCAGACATGGCCAGGGGCCACGTCCAAGGCTTCGGTCAGGAACCTGATAGGATTGTCTCTCCAAATCTTCCGGCGTTTAGAGAGGCTCTGCGGGCTTATGGTTTCTAGCGGCATCTATTTCGTCCAGCGAGTTAAAGGCAGATGCAAGGGTTGTTATGGTCATCGAGCTTTCTACTTTTTCTGTCCACATTTTCAGGTGTTTGCCTAGAAGTTCCAGGGCGGCATGGGCGGTTTTAGGGTCTTTGCGATAAAGGGTAATTGAACCATCTCGCCTTTTATATTCCTTGATTTCCAAACCGTATTCGGCCATCTCTTTTAATTTTCCAAGAACGTACCTAGCGTTGATTCCTAATTCAGCCAAGAGTTCATTGTTCAATTCTTCGAGCCGTTCCTGGATTTGAGGAAGGGCCAGCAATTCCTTCGCTTTTTTGCCGGCCACCGAAGGTTTGTAGCCAACACTGATAGCCGCCTGCTTGCCATTAAAATCCTTGACGTAGGATTGCGCGAAGCGTTCATGGCGGATTTTACTCAGAGGAGGCATCTTTTAATTCTCCGAGACTTTTAGCATCATCAGGTTTATCCTGCGGGTTCTGATTTGCCGGAGCAAGCACTGGACAAGCGGACTCAGGTTTATTTCGCAGACACCACCAATTTCGCCCGCGCCATTCTCGATAGCCACAACTACTAGCTTGCTTGTTCGGACAAGGACAAGGCTGCATCTTTGATTAAGCTCCGGCATTTTCGGTTCTCAGAAAACCCTTGGGGCCTGGGACTTTATTTTCTTGGGGAACATTGCTCCGTTGGCCCCTTGGGTTATCAACTTTCAAGAAAAACCATAAGCAAAACAGACAGGAAACTTATCAGCCATCCAAAAAAAAACCAGAGACAATTTGCAGGGGAGTTATTTTTTGCCAGTAGAAATACAATTTCGCACCTATTTCGGAGGCGGGGTGGCCAACAGCGTTTTCCGGCCCTTCACTGACGAATAAACGCTGATAGCTACCAACAGAATCGCACCTATGCCGTTGGCGGCTTGACCGGCCAAACTTTGACTTTCCAAAGAATCCATACCCAGTTTAGCAGCCAGAACCCAGGCAATTCCGCGAGTTACCAAACCAATGACCCAAGCTATCAAAACTTTGTTGTCCATCTTAAAAGCCTCCCAAGCGAGTTTAAGAAAACCACTAAAGACTCACGCCAGCAGCCGCCAAAGCTATGGTCAAGAGTATCTTCATCAGGCCCATTAACGCCGCTTTCCCCAAGTCGTTCTGGGCCTTGTTCTCTACATTCGCCGCCTGCCATTCTGAATTGATCTTTCCCCATTCCGTCAGTAAATCTGAATTTGGCAGTTTTTTGAGAACATCGGTATAAGCCGTATAAATATCCCCGGAAATGATCTTGGAAAGCCAAGCCTGAAGTTCCTCGGCCGTCATCGACAGAAACGCCGGCCCGTAAGTAACAGCCCAACTCGATAGCTCCGGAGGTAGTTTCCCTTTTAACTCGTCTAACATCATGCCAAATTCCTCTTTTTGTAGGCGAGGTAGGCGCAATCCCGTTCACAAAATAAACCGCCTTTTTCTGGTTTGAAAACATAAGCGTCCAATTGACGCAGACATCCGTTGCACCTACTCCTTTTAGGCGGCGCTAGTTGGTATTCACCTCGTAGGGGTTTGTTAACCAAGGCCATTTATTACTCCTTTCTGTCCCTGGCATCACGAAACCGCTGCCATGTCGCCGCCTGCAAATTCAAGGCGTTGACCATCTCTGGCTGGCTCAGTGTACCTTGGGTCGCTCTAAGGGCCGTCTCTTGCGACAAGGCCGCCGTACGGTCCAGCAAGTCAGAATACTCGCTCGACATATAAACGCACCCAGACATCAAAATTATCAAAACAATCATCACCCCAAAACAACCAATATTCTTTGCCATTACAGAACCTCCACTTTGACCATATCCCCCATCTACCCCCATGTTATACACTTCCTAATTCCCAAGTCAAATAAAAAATCCAAAAAAAAAATTAACCCTAACGCTAAATGTTACCTCACGCCTTTTGTTACACTATATATGCTACACACAATATATAGTATGCCCCAAAATTTGTTATTTGCCTAATCTTAACTTGCGAGACTGTCTTTCTGTCAATAAAATGTCTTTTTTGCCGCCGTTACATTCCTGGCAAGCCGTTACAAGGTTGGTTTCTATAGATTTACCACCATTGCTTTGTGGATTTATATGGTCAACAACGAGTTTTGCTCCGTCTTGAGGTGTTTTTCCGCAATATTGGCATGTAAAATTGTCTCTGGCAAGTATGTTAAATCGCAAAGATAAATATGCCGGTTCTTTAGCAGGCGAAATTTTACGGCGAAATCTGGCTGCCTCGCCTCGGCATTTGTCCGAACAGTATTTCTGCCCTGGCCTACGGATTTTAGTGGATGTCGAAATGTACGAATGGCACATTACACATTTCGGTAAGCCTATTGTAAAATCTATACCTGGAAATTCATCCCGTCTTTTTAACATCTAAAACTCCTAATTTTGGCCTATAAACGATTATTTTATGGTAAGTGGTCCCCCATCCGCCTTGTCAAGAATATTGTTTCATCCTACGCAATCCTGGACAGCCTACAGCAATCGTAGTACCAATGCTAAGACTACTAAACATCTATTTCCCAAAAATCCCCCAAAATTTCCACGGAGGGGGTACTATGATGCAAGTCGGGGGCCGCAAACCTGGGGGTGGGGGGGGGCCTCGGCTGGGAAAGCATGCTTTAGTATTTGGTAAGCTGGAGGGTTTGGGTAAGATAGGCAGTCTATAGGGCCTGTGCAGTGGCTACATCGTCATCTTGCGACCAATCTGTAATCGAAACTGCTTGCCATATTCTGCGTGATCTTGTGTGCGTACTAAGTCAGCCCATAATCGTTTGAATATACGTTGTTCGTTGTTGATTATCTCTTGTTTTGAAGTTTTTGTTTTTTTTGCATCTGATTTGTCCATTATTAGCTCAATATCGAGGGTTACTGGTAATCATAAGTCGCTATTATTATCTGACACGCCATAGGTTACATAAAATACTGCATTACAGCGATTGAAAAACACATACCCATACGGGCCACCTATTTCTCTCGCAAGGGCACCGCTAGGCCCTACTACGCCAGCCAAGAGCAGACGTAGCGGCATAGTCAGAGCGTGTGTGGCGGTATCCAGCCGCGATGTGTGCGTTGCAAGCTGGCGATCCAAGACTCGATGGGCTTGCTTATGGCTGGATTGGCGATGAGCTGTGCCAACATGGTCGTGGCCTGGACAAGCTGGCTGTTGTGGGCTGGGGCTTCGAGCCGTCTGGAGTCGATGAAGGCGTACAGGCTGTCGGCGATGGTTGCTAGTTGGTTACACGCTGGGAGTAGGCTCTGGGTTGACTGCACGAAGGTATCGTACTCTATCTTGCCTATATTATCTAACGCATCCAGGCGGGAAATTGTCTCGAGATTGCTCGCATCAGATCGAGAAACATCCCGACGAAAACCCCCAGCACCATGAAAGCCGCCCACCACATCACAAGGCTCAACGCCGACACCACTAATACGCGTAATATCGCTAGAAACCGTGCTTCTACCATCTTTTCTCCCTTCTATAATTTGCCCATTGTTAGCCGTTGTTAGCTCAGATTGCAACTCGTCCTGAGACGTCTTTAGCTGTTTTTCGCGTTTTCGCCTGCGATAAAGACGTTTTGCTATTCTCCAATAAGTTCTAGCTGAATCATCCTGACTTGTTTTTTCGTTTTCCGTTTCCATACTAAAAGGGAATAAGGTCGCCTTTCATCAGCGAATTAGGATTGAAAGCGTCTTGATTGATTACTGTTTTTTGCAATCCTTGAGTTATTATACTACCAAGAACCCCCCTATCTTCCGTAGGTTCCTTCCCCCGTTTTTGTTCGCATTTGGCCAAGATTGTTTTGATGCTGGCTGGCGATCCATTTTTGATTCTGTCGAGATAGCACTGGTAACAGAATTGCCTGCAGGTTCCGGCTTTGTGTAGGCAGATAAAACAGGTTTGGGGATTGCAAAGTTTAGCGTCGTGGAGTATTTGCCGGGCCTTGTTTTTGGCGTCCAGGTCGTTTGGGCTGACATAAGCTATCCAGTGTCCACCTCGTCTATGGGTATAATCCTGGCAATGGCGGTGTAGGTAATCCTGGCTCGGAACCATCCATTCGCCGTTTTCGTTTAGCTTAGCCAGCCATTCATAGGTTTCCATGTCTCCAATATGTCCTTTGCCATTTTCGTCTAATCGCTCACATATAAAGCAGATATAAGAGAGTTTTTTCGGGATTCCGCGTTGCGGGCTGTCGGTCTGCCAGTCTTTGAGCAGGTCTAGGAAGTCCGGGAGTGGCGGTTCTATCCTTTGCCCACCTTTGATCTTATAGAAACGCTCTACGCAAGCCAGGGCAGCTCCCAGGCCGTAGGGCAAGAGAATATCAGCCCATATAGCCTCTTGATCGGTATTGGCTGTCCAGCGGGGCCATAAAGACTTGAGTCTAGCTATCACCTTTCCTGTATCTGCTTTATTCATAGTATTTTCCCTGCCTTTTTGAGTTTATCACGTTGTTCGAGTCTTTCGGTTATTGCTGCTGCGTCCTGTTCGACGGTTAGCCTGGTTGGTAGAGCCTTGGCTTCCCGGATTCGCCTGGTAAGCCAGTTATTGATGGTGAGTTTATGGTTTCTGGTTTTAACTTCTTTGGGATGCTGTAGCAGATAGTCCTCCAGCTCCAATATCATTTCGTCTATGGCGATTTTAGTATGTTTTGCTAACAGCCAGTCATAGTCGGTCTGTGTTAGTCTGACAGCTTGGCAACTATCGAAAACTAAGTAGGTCGGTACAGGAGGATTACCATAATCCGACCCCATTACTATACTATCCTTTCCTTTAACCAATCCTTTAACAGAAAGAAGGGATTTACTGCTATTGTAGGATTCCGGTAGGTCTATCGTACTGCTATCGTAATTAGGATATTTACTGGGACGTGGTTTCTGGATATATTGCAAATCTTTCCAATTGGGGATAGCTAGATAGTAAGTGTCATTGACGGCGTACTTTATGATAGAGCCTACCCGTACCAGTTCTGTCAATAATAGACCGATCTTTACCTTGTTACTGGGGAAGATTAGGCTCCTGATGAGTACCTCATCCCATTCACCCCTTCCCTCATCATCACAGTAATTATTGAGACCTAAAAGTAAAAGTCGTGCCCACGGCGACAGTTGACGTACTCTTTTCCCTGCCCAAAACTCTGGACGGAGGCTTCTAATTCGCATTTTTACCTCCCTTCAGATAAATATCTAACAAATACCGTTGAATTTCAGACGCCTGTAATCTTTTCTTCTGCCATCGCGGGTCTTTCAGCTTTTGCAGGTATGTTGTTGAATTGGTCATAGTCGGATCCTAAAAACAGGCCAAGCCCGAAACAGATGACTCAGACATACGGTTAAGGCATGTTTGACTGTCCGGGCCTGGCATTTTTCGGTATTGGTGATATTCCGTTATCCGAGTCATAACGGACATGGTACGTGGTCTCATCCTGCGTGTCAAGCATCTTTTTATATTTTCTTCGGGGCGTTACAGGTTTGGCAAGGGGTTTGACAGCTAATCAAACAAACCAAACTGAAAATTAACAGGGATTCTTGTCCATTTGTGTTTATTACATTTTGAGCAAGCGACTCTTATATTTCGGTAAGAATGTTCTCCACCTTTAGACAATGGCCAGACATGGTCCATTTCCCATTTATCGCATAGGACTTTCTGACCGCATAAATAGCATTTTCCCTTACCCCTGGCATATATCTCTCGCCTGTCTAAAACAGGTAAATGCCGACGATATAAGGCTCTATGTCGAGCTACATATTTTTTGCCAGTCTCATATCGCTTAATTCTTCTCCATATTACAGCCTGATCGTCTTTTGATAGTGCATACAGACTTTTTAGCTTTAGTGTGCCAAAATCCGGTCCGGCACGCCAGATTATGGTTTTTACTTGGGCCGATAATCTTTTAGGCATTTTTCTACTAATCAATAAAGCCAAACCCGGCCAGGATGCAAGCTATAGTCCCGAAGGAATAGCACTGGCGCAGGTTTGGCATATTTTGTATAAGGGGATCGGAAAGATAGCTTGCATATCAATATGATAAGGGGAATCCTGAACGAAGTCAAGAAATTTATCCTTCAACAATTCTGAAGATTCTTTTTAGCCATAAGTCTATTGTTTGGCGATGCTTAGTCAATCTCTATCAAATATATATCATTTTGTCTCAAGATTTATAATTGACATTGACGATAACATATATTATGATTCAAGATCAGAAAGCGAGGTACAAATCATGAAACTCAATTACAGAAGCATCGGCCAGCGATGCACAATGGATACGAAGACTGGCAAACGGTGCCGACTACCCGCAGGCATGATAGCCGGCGGATTGGCTGTGTGTCCTTACCACGTTCACGCTGCTGAGCGGCTGTTCCGAGAAGTCTGTGAAAACAATAAAAATAACCCGGCGTTTCAGCCTGTTGCGGCTGCTGCTGCCCGGGATCAGTCAGAGTGTAATTACTATCATAGCTTCAACCAAGTATGATTCGGGCAGTATCGAACATCACTTTTAGGATAGGAGATCAAAACATGAACACAGCAGAAACGGTAAAAGTATTTGGCGGGCCGATTTACTCTTATAGCCGAGCATGGGCTATCGAAGACGGAGTCCTGGTTGACCTGGGGCAAGATAAAATGCTAGAAGTGTGCCAGCAGCACTATAAACATCCCATAGCGTGTACGGCGGCTGTTTGGGGCATTATGGAGCGGGCAGTGGCTAACAAGCGACACGGCAACGATTTCGCCGGTGTTCTGCATGATATGTTATGGATGAGCCGGAAATACTGCCGTAAACTGGATGAATCAACAGTGATTTTCCAGGTCAAAATCACCGGGGCCGGTCGCCAATCTGTTTATGATTTCAAGTTACTTGTCGGGCCAGGCGACAATGCCGAGCCAGTGATTACGATTATGCTGCCGACTGAAGATTAGGGCTTGTATCACCGGGCCTGAAGGAGCTAATAATTGAAGATAAACAAGACAACTTTCGCGGGTATAAGCAAACGGTATAGATATTTTCGCGTAGAAAAACACAACCGCCCGGAGTGTCCACGACCAGTTTATGATTTAATCAATAATCGGTCAGGGGATTTATTGGGAGAAATATCCTATTATGGCTTATGGAAACAGTGGGTTTTTATTCCCTTTGAAAATACGGCTTGGAGTATTGATTGTTTGATAAATGTAAAAGATTTCATGGGCAGCCTATGAGAAATAAGCATTTGACTGAAGATGGTAAGGTCGTAAGTTTGGCTCGCAAGGACCTGATGGCCGAAGATGGAACGGGGAAACGATTCTGGAATAAAGGAGCTGAAAATGACTTTTGAGGAATATCGAAACATTCACGGTTTGAGTATCTCAGAGGTGATTGCCTTGCCAAGCGAAATACGTCTATCCCGACTAATGGATGGTTATTGGCGATGGGCAAATAACGAGTTAATTGACGGTGTTTTGGATTTACGCCCGGCGGAGATTTTTCAAGAAGCATGGAATCTCTGCAAAGAGGTAATGGTGTTCCAGCATCTAGACCAGGACGCGCGGGCGGCGGCAGAAAAAGCGGAAGCTAAGATACAGGCCGTCCGGCAGTTAGAGCAAGCCAACGAGGAACAGGGGTTCGAGGTTAATGTTAGTTAAAATAATTTGCATTTATCTTGTTTTTACCCTTGACAGCTTAGTAACAGAAGTTATGATGTCTAAGGGTAAAAAGGAGCACAAATAATGTCGGACCAACCTACCAATCTCAAAAAAATGATCGACAGTCGGGGCCTGAAGCAAAAGTGGCTGGCTGAAAAACTAGACGTAACCGAAGATACCATGAGCCGCTGGGTAAATGGTGAAACGTTGCCGAATCTGGAGGCCGCCCGTAGGCTGGCTCATCTGTTCGGCTGTTCGATAGACGATCTATTTCCCAGCGAGTAAAGGAAAACAATATGAGCCACTCTAATTTCGCACAACTTGGGCGATATATGATTGAGAACAGCTGGGGATATTCCAACGAAGAATGTCTAACACCGAATAACCTGATAAAGAACAAACAAGAATTCGCTCTCTACTTGGTAGCTGCTATTCTCGAAGAACAGACGAAACTTTCTCGCGGACTATGGGAAAAATTTAATGATTCGCCCATCATTAATCAGCCGGTAATACGTTATAAATTACAAAGGGCCAATATAAACAGAGTGTGTCAGCTTGTCAATTTGACTCGCCAAGAGGTGCTAAGTATCCGCGACATCGGACCGGCTCGGTTAGGCATAATCGAAGCCAGCGTAGCTCGTTTAGGGTTGGTGCTGCGAAATGAAAGGTGAAAACATGAACAGATTAAACTTATCAGTACCGGAAGATGATGTAATTCTGAACCTCTTTGACGAGGCTGTGCCGCGCGGCAGTCTGGATGAGATAGGCCAAGTGCAGAGGATAGATGTGGTCGAATACAATAGTCAATCCCGTCAAAGTTTAGTCGAAGTCATGATCCAGCGATGGGTAGATTGGCCGTGAACAAAACAGCAATCATCATCTACATTGTTATCGGTTGCACTCTTATCATTGTGGCCGGGCTGTTGTCGGAACCGCGTGTAATCCGCAGCAGTCCGGCGAAAATAAAGACTGGCGGGAAAGCTCCCTCGGCTGTTATCCCCACAGCCACCGCCGAACCGCCAGTCTTAGATTTTGAACTAACATGGCAAGCCATTTGTCAGCAGGAATCAAGCAACCGGCCCGATGCCGTGAACGAATCGGAGCAGGCTTGGGGGATAGCCCAGATAAGGCCGATTATGGTGGCAGATGTGAACCGGATATTAGGCCGTCAAATCTATAGTCATGATGATGCTTTTAGCCCGTCTAAGGCCCGCCAAATGTTTGAGATTTACCAGAATCATTACTATCCGCAAGGCAATCCCGAAATCTGGAGCCGAGCTTGGGCAGGAGGCCCAAAAGGACCTTATAACTCTTGTACTTTGAATTATTGGAAAGACATAGAAAAAATATTAAATTCTCTTGACACAGAGTAATAAGTCTTTTATATTACGGTTGTGAAAATAGTATGGACCGTGCAATCTCAAGAAATTTCCTAAGCCCCAAGGTAATACACGCCTTCTGGTCTGTATTGTTTTCACAACCGTGGGGCTTAGTGTTTTTGAGTTATGATATGTCAATTGAGCGCTTACGAAAATGGGTAGCGGACAATCCTGACAAGTCAAGGGCTGCGAGTAAAAAATGGCGAGAAGCTAATTCGGATAAGGTTAAAGCAGCAGCGATTGCCTGGCGAAAAGTTCATCCGGAATATCTAAAGAAGTGGCGGAAAGCTAATCCAGAAAAGGCTAGAATAAGTGATGCTAAATATCGAAAAGCCCACCCAGAAAAGCGAAGCGTTGCATGTAATAAATGGAAAAAAGCTCATCCAGAAAAAGTGAAAGCAAATTATGCCAAATGGAAAAAAGATAATTCAGAACAAGTGAAAGCCAATAACCTCGCTTGGCGGAAAGCTCATCCAGAACGAATAAAAGCCCTTTGGCGGGCTTGGCGAAAAGCTAATCCGGATAAAGTACGGTCCGCTGTTGCTTTGCGCCGCGCACAGCGACGACGGGCAACCTGTGAAAAGGTAGAGAGAACTATACTTTTCAGACGAGACGAAGGCCGGTGTCATCTTTGTGGGAAGAAAGTAAAAATAAATGGCTGGCATCTGGACCACATTGTCCCATTATCAAAGGGCGGCGAACATTCTTATCGGAATGTGGCGGTAGCTTGTCCACGATGTAATATGCAAAAAGGACCAGGAAGATTGCCAAGTCAACTTCGCTTATTTGGATAGCTAAAAAAAAGCAATCTACGGAAAAGTATTGGCGAGATGTCAAAAATTACATGGATGAAAGAACAAATTAATGCAGCATTATTGTCCAAAGTGTGGCGAATTTATCAATGAGGAACAATTCGCCTTAGTATTTCCGACCAATAGAGGAATAAAATTGAAAAACCCAAATACCGGAGCAAGTATAAAGTCTTATCCTCGGCTGCACAAATGCAAAAAGCATAAAGAGGTAAAACAGTCATTAGATGACAAATTGGCAAACGGTTTTGAATTAATGAGCGACGAGTAAAGCCCTGTGGAACCCGAAAGGGACTGGAAGCGGTAGTCAGCGTTATGTCAAATGCACCCGTGAGCAGGCGATAGGAAAACTGATTTGCAAGCGGCAATCCTTACAAAGCGATCCTGCGAAGAAAGTGAGCATAACCCACAGGGCTTCGCTATTAGGAAAGGAGATTAAAAATGCCTGATGATGAATTTGTAATTATTAGCCTGGGTATATGGAAAATATCCGGTGGAGAGGAGGGTAAGAACAAAAAACCTTACGTGCTTGCTTTTGACACACCAAGTCCAGCTTGGCCGATAGGAACATATCGTTGGCATACAAAAGCGGAAGCCAAATTAGCCTTGAGATATGTCAGAAAATCTCTTAAGTCATATTCCGTTAGCTACAAATCATTACGATTATCGGTAGAGTCTTTGTATAAACATATTGGCTCATTGTTGGCGGAGAGGAAAGGAGATTGATATGCCCATAAATAGAATACTTGCAGGCATTGGAAAAGGATTATTAGCTTTTGGTTTCACCCACGCTGTGATAATTGGTGTGGTCTTGATTACTGAGGGAACCTTGGAGAATATAGAAGAGTTTTATATTAGTTCTATGGGATTATTTAATATCGTCTTTACTTTTATTTTTCTGCTGTTCATGGGAATAAGTATTGAAAGGTAAGCCATGCCCATCACAATTTTCGAGAAAGAAAGACGTAAGAATTATATTGGTAGCTCAGACGTAGCTGCTTTAGTTGGCATGGATAAATTCAAAACCAGTTTCGATGTCTTTTTAGAAAAGACCGGCAAGGTGGTCAAGGAAGATATTGGCGAACCTGCCAAAGCTGGGACGGTATTCGAGGAAGCCTTGCTGAATTATACCCAGGAACAGCTTGGCAAAATCAAACGCAATCAGCGGCGAGCTATAGAAGGTACGATGATAAGGACTTCCATTGATGCTATTGTGGTCGAAAGCGGCCAACCTGTCGAGGCTAAGACTGCCGGTTTATACGGACCTTTGACTGAGGACTGGGGCGATACGGGGACAGATCAAGTGCCGGACCGGGTTATCTGCCAAGCTCAGATACACATGAAAGCCTTGGAACAAGAGCTATGCTGGGTATCAACCTTCTTGGGTGGTAGAGGATTTGGCATGTACCAAGTGCCTCGCAACGAGCAGCTTATCGCCGTATTACTGGAAGCGGCGCAGGACTTCTGGATGAAGCACGTTATCCCCGATATACCGCCGACAGGTTCAATTCCCTCGCTGAACCTTATCCGGCGGGTAATACGCACGCCCAATAAAATTGTGGTCTTTGGTCCTGAACAATTTACCACCTTTGATAACTGGCAGGCTGCTAAAGCCCTAGCCGGCGATGCAGAAAAATACGCCGATACGCTCAAGGCCCAAGTCTTGTCCTATCTCGGCGATGCGGAATGTGCAGATATGGGCGAATCAGGGGCCTTAACCTATCTCGAATCAAACCGCAAAGGTTACGAAGTCAAGGCGACTACGGTACGCACCTTGCGGGTATTGCCCAAAGGTTTGCCGGAACCTTTGAAGAAAATGTTACTCGAACAAGAAAAATCATCAAATAATTCCGAAAACACTCTTGACAAATGAAATCATTATGATAACTTACAGGTATGGACAAGCTGAAAGCCGAATTAATTGCCAGACAAAATCGAGGCCCGAAACCGTCCTACCTCATCGGCTGAGGCTTGTCCACGGTCTAGGGCCTCTTTTGTTATTGAGTCTTAATAGTATGGTTGCCGAAAAACATTGTCCAAAATGTCATGTAACCAAACCTATAAACGCGTTTAATAAAAACCGATCTATGAAAGATGGTCTTGGTTTTTATTGCAAAGATTGCGAACACATATTTAGTGCTAAATGGAGACACGCAAATCCCGAATTCGTCAAGGCAAAACGCCTTAAATGGAGAAATGAAAATCCTGAAAAAGCCAAGAATTCTTGGAGGAAATGGGCAACTGCTAATCCGGAAAAATACAAACAATCTCACGAGAAATGGGCAAAAGCACACAGGGAATCAATAAAAATAAAAACAGCTAAGTGGCGTAAAAACAATCGTGAAAAGCAATATATTAACGGCGTCAAATGGCGACAAAGGAATCCTGAAAAAGTAAAAGCGTACTGCATAGAATATCAGGCACGAAAAAGAAAAGTGGCTGTTGAACATGTAGATTATAAAATTGTTTTTGAGCGCGATGGTGGATGTTGCCATTTATGCGGAAAAAAGTTGAAATCTGATGCTTGGCATTTAGACCATCTCATCCCGCTTTCTAAAGGTGGCGAACATAGTTATCGAAACGTTGCCGTAACCTGCCCAAGATGCAATATACAAAAAGGATCAGGAAGAATACCCAGTCAATTACGATTGTTTGGATAAAGACCATAATAATAAAAGGAGCTAAACATGTATCGCCGTACCCCAGCAGCACAGAAGCACCTGACCGATTTCTCGAATCAACCGCAGGCGGCGGAAACCAAAGCCAAACTTCAGGAGCAGAAGGCGAGATTAGCGGTTAGTGAAGACCAAGAACCACCGCCTGACCAAGATGTGCCACCGTCAGAACGGGAAGATTTTGTCCCGGCCCCGCCTGGGCATCAAATGACTGAGGACGAGCTAAAGGCTGAATATGACGCTATACAAGCTGAGCAAGCGGCAGAGGCCGGCGAGGACCCTACAGACGAGTTTGGGGAGCCTGCGGACATGCCGCCGATGAACCGCAAAGACCCCTATGTGCCAAAGCCACCACGCCTGAGCCATGAGGAGATTGAAGCCCTAAAGCCTAAGCCCCAAACTAGGAAAGCCGCCAGAACAGTATCCGTAGAAAAAGCCCCTGAAGAATCTCCAAAGCAGGCAACCCAGATTGTCAAACATCACTTTAAGCCCGATGCTCCCATACAAAACTTCAAGAATCTGAAAAGTCTGGCGGAAGGCATGAGGGAAAGTATCGCTGGTATGCTCCCGCAGCATATTACCCCAGAGAGAATGTTTAAGGCTCTTTATGTGGCCTTTTCCAAGACACCAAAACTGTTCAAATGTGATGAGAAGTCGATAGGCAAGGCCCTTATGGAAGCCTCTGAGCTGGGCTTGGATTGTTCGGGTACGCTCGGTGCAGCTTACCTAATACCCTATGGAACGGAATGTAAGCTCATACCTGGCTACCGAGGCCTTATCGACTTGGCCCGAAGGTCTAATGAGATAGACTATATCGAGGTCCACCCGGTCTATGCTCAGGATAAATTTACAGTCAAATTCGGAACAAATCCAATGGTTGAGCATGAACCATATCTGGGTGCAGACCGCAAAGAGGAATTTATTGCCTTCTATGGTGTCGCCGGATTAAAAGGTGGAAGCAAGCAAATCGAGATGATGACTGTTTCCGATGTCAAGCGTATCCAAGGCATGAGCAAGATGGGTAATGCACCCGATGGTCCTTGGAAACAGCACTTTAGCGAGATGGGGCGCAAGACAGTGGTTAGGCGGCTGTGCAAGTATCTGCCCATGAGCGCCGAGCTGGAAAAAGCCTTGGAACTCGACGACAAATCGGGAGAATTTGATTTTGGCTCAGTGGTAGATATTCAGGTCGAAGATGTCGAGAACCGGACGGAACAGTTGACAGATCAGTTGACCAAGCATTTAGGAAGAAACAGCCAAGGGGAGTAATGGGAGAGTAATGCCCGCTGCGGCGAAAATGCCGTGATACTGGTCGAGGCAATATGCCGAGGTAATCCAGCTATTGAACGAGCCAGAAGTTACAATAGCCAGCGGGCCTAGTAAAGTAGAATCCCTGTGGCGGCGTGAACCGGGGACGATGACGAATCGTAGGGCAAGTTTCACGGCGTACCTACGAGGATTAATTCCCACCCGCCGGTACTAAAGTCATCTATGAATAAATGGGTTGGCTGCACCATAAAGGCGCATAAAAAGTGCAGGGAATCCGGCCTACAGGGATTGATAAAAGGAGACCAGAATGAATGAGATTAGTTGTGATAATTGCGGAGCTTCTTGTGCCGGAACGACGCTGAATACTTTTTATTGCAGCAAAGCGGGGCATCTATTTCAAAGGCATTGGGCTTATACTTTGGCCGCGATTTGCAAGCTCTATCCTGTTCCTAAACCCGCCAAACTTTCCAAGCCTGGTCTGTTCGAGCAGGCGCGGGACAATGATAACAACCGATTATGTTTGACGGGGGATGCAAAACCAAAAACTATTTACTGCGCGGGCTATCTCGCGGCGATTGGGCAGATGCGGTATTGGATAAAAGCCTCCAGCGGACCACTTGGGGTAATATATGCTAGTGAGTTTCTGGACCAAATGCAAGCCAGCGCAAAGGAGCCGGCAAATGACTGATTTGTTGCTTGCCGTTGGCGTGTTTGTGTTGGCAGGGATGGTGTTATTGATACTCGTAACTCTAAGCACAGGGGCGTCTGGTTGGAACCAAGGAGCCGGCAAATGACTAAGTGCGGAGCGGTAGCCTCACATCGTTACACCTGGGCAGGACAGAATGAATCATTTTGCTGCCCGGTTCATGCGGTCAAATTAAGTAAAGTCGCTGCGGCGAGGAGTTATTACTTACTATTGATTCCTATTGAACCGCAAAAAGATGTTCTGTGTACTCAAAATGAATCAAAGGAGCCTGCAAATGACTCAGTTTAGGGAGGCGTTAATTGAAACCTTCAAGAGAGGCGGCCCTTTTTATTATCGCATGCACAAAACAGTTAACCAAATTGCCAATGCATATCCCCTCTGCGACCATGCCCAGGAGTTGCTAGAGGCGTGTAAACATTCGCTGTCTGTCTTAAATATGCTGGCGGATACTATGGATTTGGTGCACCGAACTTTGTCCGTACGAAAAGAACTAGAAACCGCCATCGCCTCTGCTCAGCCGAAAGGGCCGACAAATGACTGACAGCAAACTTATCGCTAAACTGGCTGAGGCTTTGGGCTGGGATATGGACGATGAATGTTCAGATGCGTTCTTGTACAACAATCAGATAGTTGGTTCGTTTTATCGGAACAAGAAATGGTGGATTGCAAGCCATGAAGAAGGCGACGCTGTGTTTGACCCCCTACATAAGTCTGCCCACGCACGATTGGCGATTGAGTTATTGCTACAGAAGCTAAAAGGAGCCTAAAATGAAACTGACCAAAACACAGCAAGCCGAGTACAACCGCCTGAAAAGGGGTCCGCAGAAAGGTTGGTTCACGTTTTTACACCACGACGGGCCGGTCGCGGAACTGACCCATAACTTGATGGAGCGGGTGTATTACATAGTTAACAAAAAGCCGCAAAAAGAGATATTGATCCGCCTGCGCCACATTTGGTCTGTGCCGTCAGCGGCTGGGAAAACCTACGAGGACAGCCGCGCTGCGGCTTGGAAAATCTACCTGGAAAGCTGCGCTGCGGCTAAGAAAATCTACGAGGACGCCCGCGCTGCGACTTGGAAAACCTACAATGACAGCTGCGCTGCGGCTTGGAAAATCTACGATGATAGCCACGCTGTGGCTTGGAAACCCCTTCTGGCCCTGGTCAAAGACTGCAAATGGAACGGCAAAACGATTTTAGAATAAGGAGCCGGCAAATGACACTGGAAACAGAAAAATATACTGACACACCGTTTAAGGAAGTGGCCATTGGGCTTTATCGTCAGGCATGGCACGATTGCTTGAGATATTGCTGTAATGAGAAACTTACAAAAACAAAGCGTGAAATAGCGGATGAGTTGGCAGTAAAGTATCCCGCCTGCGACCATGCCCAGGAGTTGCTGAAGGCGTGTAAGCATTCGCTGTCTGTCTTAAATATGCTGGCATATACTACGGATTTGGTGCACCGAACCTTGCCCGTACGAGAAGAACTAGAAACCGCAATCTCCTCTGCGAAAGGAAAGCAAAATGTCTAAAGAAAAAGGATTTGAACCAATTATTACGGCTGGCCCGTTTTTTCCCAAAGGCAATCCTAAATATCTGCCTCAATGGTTGGTGTCTGTAAGTATGCCCAATTGTAAGGAGGGCTATTATAAAGTTTCGATAACAAGAAAGGGGCACTAGAAGCTGTTGCCCATTGGAAGTATTGGATGCCGAAGGCGAAACTAATAATAAAAGAGAAGCGAAATGTCTAAAGAAATACACCTGTCGCTGGTTATCTGTCCTGTTGGCAGATTCTGGCTATGGTATTTGATAGACCATTTGGGCAAATCTAATGAGAGGTGGTTAAGTAAGTCTCTAGTTTATTATGCAACCCCTGAAGTTCTTCTCAAAGAGCTTAATAAAATCAGTGCTAATCTCTTACCGGAAACTGGTGTTTATAAAGACGGGGCCAACCGGCGTGAATTTATTGGCCCGCTGGAGATGTTTCACGACCTCAAGGACCAACACAGTGAATGATAAAACCTACAGACTGCTGGAGAGAATTGCAGAGGGTGGCGAATGGTTATTCTCGGTTTTGATTGCTATTTGGGCCGCTCTACTTTTGTTGTTGCTTTGGCTGGTTTGGTCTTTGCGTGCTCGGCTGCAATCCGACCGTTGGAAATACAAAGGCTGGTATGAAAAGCTGGTCCCGATGGACCAATGGAACGTGAAAAAGACTTGTCCACAATGTCATAAACTTTGCAATCCGAATCTAACCTGGTGCAGTACCGATTGTGAAATTGAATGGAAAAAGAAAAATGGCTAATACAAAAATACAATGGGCGGACAAGGTTTGGAATCCGGTAACTGGCTGTACGCCGGTCAGTCTTGGTTGTCAGAATTGTTACGCCAAGAGATTTGCCTGTCGTTTGCGGGAAATGGGGACTTATCCTGATGATAGCAGACATCCCTTTGATATTAGAATTTGGCCTGATAGATTTGAACAGCCTTTGCGCTGGAAAAAACCTTGCCGGATTTTCGTTTGCAGCATGGGCGACTTATTCCACGAACAAATAAATATGCGTGGGAAAGAGATAGAAGATATTTTCAGAATAATGAGTTGCTGTGAACACACCTTTTTATTGCTAACCAAGCGGCCAGAAAGAATGGGCATTTCCCTCAAGTATTTTTACGACAATAATTTTGCCGAGCAAATGGATAATGTCTGGCTTGGAGTATCCTGCGAAAATCAGGAATGGGCAGAAAAGCGGATACCGAAATTGCTGGACATTCCCGCCGCTATTCACTGGTTGTCGCTGGAGCCGTTATTAGGATCGATGAGCCTGTTTAACGAGAAAAGGGATTGGCTTACGCCACTTGGCAGACCGGGGGCAAAGCCAGTTTGTCCCGGTATTGATTTTGTGGTTATCGGTTGCGAATCCGGCCCCAACCGTAGGCCCTGCAAAATCGAATGGGTGCGGGATATAGTGCGTCAGTGCCAAGCAGCTGATGTAAGTTTATTTATAAAACAGCTTTCGCTAAATGGCAAAGTGTCGCATAACCTCGCAGAATGGCCGGAAGATTTACGCATACGACAATATCCAGAGGCTCCCACGTAGTCCCTTTTCGGAGACCAGAATTGATAATAATAGAATATGCTGTGCATCTATTCAGCGAATCTAACCGGAGGGACCACTGGACCGTGAAGGCCAAACGTGTCAAGGCGCAGCGGATGCGGGCCTGGGCTGAAGTGCTGGAGGCCAGGGCCAGACTCAAGAAATCAGACCCGTTGAAAAACTATGCGGGAACTGTTACGGTTAGACTTACCAGAATTGCACCACGGATGCTTGATGCACACGACAATCTCTGTTCCAGTCTCAAGGCCATTGTTGACGGTATCGCCGATGCCTGGGGGGTAAAGGATAATTCAGGTCTGGTAGGTTGGGAATACTCGCAGGAAAAAAGCAAAGCTAGACATTATGCCGTGCGCATCGAAATAAGCGAATATGTCCCGCCGTGGGAACGGGAAGAAGCTATGTACAAATCTTCTTATCGAACATCGGCAAAAACGATAATAAGGCAAAGGAATGTGAATCAAACGGGTGATGAGGAGCCGGATGCAGATACGACCTGAACAGTACAAATATGTTGGCAGTTGGCTTTTCAAACGGAAAGGCAAATCCTGTCAGATAATCAAGAAATCGAGGGATTTGGCTTTGGTGGAATTTGAAGATAAACTGAGAATTGTTTTGCCAATAAGAGAGTTGAAAGAAATTAAGGGTTGACTTCTTTTCGCCAAAGGAGTAAGTGGTGGTCGTCAAAAACATTCCGCGAGATATTGAGTATAGGCTGGCAAAAGCTAGGGCATACAAGAGAAATTATCACGGCCAATTTCTTCCTGACCGCTTCTTCGGACCGCAGGATAGATTTACTGCTCAGGATACAAATACAGGCATAGCCCGACAGTCGAAATACAAATCTAATAATCAGTGGGAATAAAAACCCGGCTGCCTGCAAAAGAGACAGCCGGGCGAGAGAGAAGGAAGAAGGCTATTCCTTAATATCTTGAATCATAGAACCAGATTTGCCGCGTTGTTTCTTTTGTTTCCTTTTTTCTTCCGGTGTCAGATCAACGCTTCTGCCTGATAGAATATATTGCCAAGCCTGCAAGGTATCCCGCTGCAATCTGTACGCTCCACCTTGCATTTTATAATCATTATCAATCATTTCTCTTATCTGGCGTAGTGCCTTTCGGTCGATATTCTTCTGGTCTGTGGCCGCTTCAATACTTCTGATGAAATAAGAGTAGAACGGGACGAACATATAAGGGATTTGGGGTATGGCGATGGTCAAAGCATTTAGCCCTTTTTCGTCACCTTTCAGAGCCATCAGGATATTCATATAAACGTTCGAGAGTAGGTCTATAGTGCCCCATGCCAGCCCGCCAGGTGTCCACATAAGAATTTCTAACGGGTCATATTCATTTCTCTTGCGGCCTGTAACTGTGCGGATAATTACTCCACCTATCATCCCGCCGATAATAA